CATTGAATCTAGATCGAGGTTTACAAAGCTCGTCTGATGTTGAACGAAGTGAAGGCACACCATCATTTGGGTGCTCCACCGGGATGTTGCCATAAACAGCAACTAACCGAGATACTATAAAATAGTATGTCGTGAAACATTGCCTCTCGTAGTATGAATTAGCATAAGCTATCCATGCTGCGTAGGCCTCAGGGCGCGGGGACTCTTCCCACACAGTCCTTAGATGGACTGGAGTGACATCGACTCCTTGGAAGGAATCGAGGCCACAGGACTCTCTAAAACGTCCTGCGGTGCAACTCTTGTGAGTGTTGACCTTCAGGCCAAACCACTCGAGTATGGTGATCGCGCTCGCGGCGTAAGCCGTCTTGACGATCACGTCGTCCCCATATACAAGTATACTGTCCCGGAGTTCCTTTCGAACCTCCGGGTCAGTATCTGCGTCGTACGTTCCTGCGGTTAAGAGGGACCACACGCAAAGCGCTAAGACGGGAAAGCAAAGTGCTGATCCCATCGGTGCGTATTTGCGCAAGGTCATAACCTCTCCGTTTGGAAGTACGGTCGAACCAGATCTGCACGCTTCCAAGTAAGGCAGAAGCCTATCAGGGAAGAGCAGACGAACCAAATCAAGGTGAATTCGGTCGCTGGCCTCTTTCAAGTCCAGCGTGGAGTAATTCCACTTATGACCGTCCATCCAATACTTGGAGCCTAGATAGGCGCCTCGCTTGTTTGGACCTTGATCTGTGAAGTGTACATTGTATCGTGAGATCCAATGTCGCTCCACGTGCTCAACAATGGCACGTCCTAATCCTTGCTGAACCCATTGAAAATCAACGGGTTCGCTAGAAATCAGGCGCGGGCCTCGCGAATCTTTCGGGACCAGTATAACTCTGGCCGGAAGAGACTCATCTGTAATAGCCGAAAAGCTATTATAGGAATCACACACATGTCCCTTCGAGGCGCAAAAGTATGCGTCAAAGGGATATAGTGATGTGATACGATCACTTACGTTTGTCCAGCGAAACTTTTCCCAGAGCTTTTGCTTGGTAGCAACGGCTCCAGGACCGTGACGAGGACAAATATTTGTAGGATCAAAGTCAGTGAACAGCTTTTCGAGCAGTTCTCTGGCTCTGCGAATTATCTCGAGACGAGAAGTTATCGGGGATATCGGGCGATCGCAAAGATCGCTCAAAGGCCTCGGCTTCACGCGTCGTGATAAGTATTCAGGATAATCATCCCGCAACTCTGCGAAAAGACAATCCAGGTTGAGAAGATCAGCTTCAGCGAGTTTAAAATCGCTGAGGACCTTCGATTCTTGTGGCTCGGTGTAAGGTAGCTTATGCTTATAAAACGGCATAAGTAACAACCTTAACCACTTAACGCATTGTGCGTCGGGATCGGGAAGGAGATAACCGTCTTCGGAAAACACACGTTGGAAGAGCTCACCGAGAAATCTCGGAAGCTTTGTGCCTCGAATGGATGCGAATCCAAGCGAGGCAGGGTCCAATGGGTGCGAACCAGCAAGTGCCTGATCAAGGTGCTTGCAAAGACGGGGAAGGGTTTTCGTTAGAAAACCGACTCCTTCAAGACTGTATCTTCGTTTAGCGACTTGCGTCGTTTGGCGAAGAGCAGTTGTGTCGAACACAACCCCGAGACGCTGGTGAGCGTCGCGGAGAAGTGCGGCGGTAAGTAGAAACTTATCTAAGCTCTTATTAGGGTCCAATTGGATTCCTTCTTAGAGCATATCCTCACTTCTCCACTATCCAACGAAAGACATCCCTATGAAAAACATCACTGGAAGTGACACATCACAGAAACGCCTCATGCTTGTCATTAAGGCCGCCAATGAGCCAAACAGGGCCGAGATTACTCTCGTGTTCCCATCTAACTCACAGGCAGTTGAAGTGCAAGCATGGTGGAATTCTCTACGGTTCGGAGCCGAAGTCGGCTTCGAATTGAGAGATTACAACCCGGACGCTATCTTACCTAAGATAGTAATCGCCGGAAGAGCCTTCTGGACTCCTCCGTTAGGGGTCGAAGATGCAAACGCAGATAGCGACGGTTTCCCAAATGTACGACGAGGTTAACACCTTGAAGTATAAACAGGAGAACCATCACGAGGACACTATTACAGTGTTCCATTCGCGGCCCCGGTTTAAAAGGGTGCCGTTAATCAGCGCGTCTGCGCCATACCCAGTGCCGTCATAAAGAATCGTCGTGCTCGCGCCAATTGACGCGACCAACGAAACTAAATTGGCGACAACGTTCTTGACTTCTGTTGAAGAAGTCAAGTTTCCGACGGGAAGATCAAGCACCACGTATGTGGAGAGCCTGACCATCTTCGTCGTGTCGACCTGTCCGATAATGGTTTTATCCACTCGGACAACAGATCGACGTCTCTTCGCCGTACCGGTACCGCTCTCTTGGTGAGAGATGGTAATTCGGTGCGGCTGTGCATAGACTTCGCCACTCTTGGCAAAGATGCGGGTACGGGCCTCAGTCGAAAACTGAAGAAACTCTTCTTCGGTTCCGGCTGAATTCTTTACTTCGTTCGTTGTTAAGTTTGCAGGTAAGGACATGCAGTTTCATTGACTCTGATAACAAGCAGAGTGAACTTGAGTTGCGTTAACCTCGCAACCGAAGGTTCGAGTGTCTGCGTCGCGTAACAGCGAGCGCAACACCCAGACTCAGTTCAGTTGAACTGAGGCTGCCCGTGAATAACGGGTCAGTGAATGACGGTATCACAACGTCTCGACGGTAAGTCGTTTCGTTGAGGTCCGGCATGTACGTTTTGAACATCTTACCCCCCCACGTTGGAGCGGACACGTTCTCTATGTAGAGGCGCGTTCGCCGCGTGTTGGTGTTAGACCAACAAAACCTTTCTATGCTAATCCCAGGTTCCATATTGAGTGATTTGCGGTCTCCGAGCCATCGGCCTATGCCAACGACCCAATCAACCACAAAGGACCAGGGTATCGCGTTCCATAGAATTGCGGGGTTAAGGTTAACGCCCATCAAATCTAGGAAGGATAGTATACGAGCATGCTCGTTCTGGAATTGAGTAAAGTAGTAACGATACTCAATCTCTGCGTGGAATAAAGAAGGAAACACTTCAACCTCTCGAGTCGCTTTAACAGGACTCCCGTAAGCACGATAGCAACCGGTTTTACCCGTAGGGCTTTGAGACCCTGCGAATTGGCCAATGTCTAACGTGTAACTACGAGATACTGTGGGCGACCCAAGAGAAGTGGGCAGATAAACATAATTGAAATGTTTACGCTGCAACCTTCCCTGACGTTGGTAGAGGTCCTTAAGACGTCGTTCCAACGTGACCAAGGCATGATAAATGCCTATTATATCAGACATCGCCGGCATGATGTTAAACTCCGCTTGGAGATATAGATCAGCTGGCGATCGGAATATCTCTCTTAGGGTGAGACCCTGCGCCTCCGAAAAAGAGGAGCGGATCTTCCTTAGCGCACCGGATAGTTTATAACCTTGAGAAAACCGCCCCTTGTTAATAGGTAACGCCGCAAGGCGTGCCACATTACCAAGAAGGACAGGTATGTTCTTAAGATATCTATACGATGACGCGAGAGAGTGTTTCAACGTGAGTATATCTTTCAACTCTATCAGAGAATTGACAAGAGACAACTCAGCCTTAATGTTCGGCATCATAGAGCTCATCGCTCTACCAACCAATGCACTAAGACCTAACGGAGCGTCCACGAAGGACAGATCCGAATGTGTTGAAGTCATAGACGGTAGACCACCGATGTGTTCTCCGTATTTTCCGAACTGAGAACGAAACGAAGGATGATCAACAGTTAGCAACTGATGAGCACTACCTTCGAGAGACGCATAGCCGCCAATGGCGGTTAACGACATAGTATTCCAAGGCACCGTATACGGATCCTGTTCTCTCGCGGACAAGTTCACCCAGCGTGTATAATGCTGGCATGGATGCCACTGCGAGCGATAGTTTTCGTTGTACGGGAGCCAGTCAAACTC